GTGAAAGTCAAATCCATCATGCCTTCATCGGCGACAGCACCGTTGAGGGGAGTTAGATTGTCTACCAAAAATGTACCGCTATAGAGTACGTTCGTAGCAGAGATAGCAGCTGTGTAATCTTGGATTGCCTTAAAAGCTACGGTCGTACCGTATGCAGCTTGCAGCGTTGCCAAGATTGATCCGGCAGCTGTGTCATTTAACAAAGATACTGTGATCGTGTCAGCTGATAGACCAGTAACAAACTTATGAGCTGTATCGCCCATCGCTGTAACTTCAAGCTGATCGCTTTGCTGTGTCAGCGTAAACGCGGTCACGTGATCAGTAAAATCTACAGGTGTAGCGCCGACCTTAAAGCCGACCTTATTATTTAGAAAAATTGCCACGATTATTCCTCGTCTTTCTTGGCTGTTGTTTTAGTTGTAGTTGTTTCGATCTGACCTATCTTTTTTAAGAAAGCCAAATCCTCGGGTGTTAGGTCAGACATTGTTAGCTCCAGCTCGTTAGTACGGATATAGAGAAGTCGGCCGTAAGTAGCGATCCACTTTGTACCTCAAGGACAGAGGGTGCACTCATAGCCGAAATGTTTAGATTTATATTTGATGCAGCTAGTTTGTTAAACACAGCTACGGCTAAAGACTCAATACCTTGTAGGTTGCCCTGATTATCAAACATAGGTACGGTCATGATGATCCGAAAATTAGCAAGAGGCGAAATAGATGCGTAAGAGTTATTACTAGGTGTAATGTAATTCTCTGCCGGAGATACGATCACGCTGTTAGCTGTGATAGTGGCGGGCGGGTAGCTGTAAGTATTCCAGTCGTTAGGACTATCTAACGCGGCAGCTAGAGTCGCTCTAAGTGTTGTGATGGCGGCTGTCATTATCCGACCATCGTGTTTGGATTGGTGTACCCGGCGATGAGCCCGCGGATTTTGCCGACCATGCTATTGCCCATCCTGTAGGGGCTTGGACTAAATCCATCGATGGATACGCCGCCTGTTTGTGAGACCTGACGAGCTTGAAAAATATCAGTCGCGAGGATCATGGCAGCTTCTCTTACAGCTGGCGTAGTCGCGTAAGCATTTGTCTTTGTGTCTGCTCCTACAGCTGAGCCATAAGGCAGTACTCGAGTAAAATTGACGTTAGCCGTTACCTTGGCAAATTGAATAAAGCTATATCCGTTAGGCCAATTCCATGTAAAAGGGTTCCAAAAAAGGTTAGGGATCTGAGTAGTAGTACCCGCAGTCCAAGGCATCGTCCCAGTAATCGTGTAGGTACCGTTAAAGGTTGAGCCGCACCCACTCAAGGTTACAGACTGACCAGTTGTAAAGATTGCAGGATTAGCGATCATTACAGTAGCTACATTGTTTTGTACGGTCGTACCTACAACCGGAGCAGATGCAAACCATAAAAATTGGTTGAGTAAATCTTGGGCAGCCTGACAGCACGTTTCGACGATGTCCGACGAATAAAGGTTTTCAATTCCTAAATTCGCACGAAGCTCGGCCTCGGTGACGTATGTAGCTGGCACTTATTTACTCCTATCTTAAAAAAGGCCGGGAGGGCTCAAAGGGCTAAGAGCCCTCCCGACTACTAGGGTTTATCTCAGGTTAGGTTGAAACGAACAATTCCGTTAGGCATCTTGGCGATAGTCGCCATGTAGCCGTAAATTGCGACCTGTACCTGTAGAGAACCGACAACGTTTACGCTCATGAAATTTTGAGCGGAGCGGTATACGGTGAAAGCCTCAGGTGCAAGGATTAGAGCTGAGTCATCGATAACTGTTGTGGCTGAGAAATTTTTATCCACGTATAAATCGAGCCCGCTTACGTTTCCGCGAATACTCTGAGCCAAAACGTTTCCGTTATTGTTCATAGGATTAGCAGCTGTATAAATTTGACGTCCGGTTGTATCGGTTGCGCCGAGCAATAATTGCCATTGTGCAGGATTGGCGATGTAGTTCTGTGCAAAGTAACCAGTTGCCTGATAAACCTTAGTAGCTGCATCTGCCGCATATCCAATAATTCCTGCTGATGTTGCTGCCTGAGTTGCGCCTTGCTGACCTGCTGCAATTAGCGCTGTAAGTACAGCTGTATCGATTGTTTTTAGGTAAGCGTTTTCTAGCTGAGTAGTTAGCTCTGCGAAGAAATTAGGATCTGAACGCTCCAAAAGTTCTACGCTGTATGTATTCATACCGGCATACTTTGAAACTGTACCTGTTAGGTAAGCTGTTTCCATACCTGTGTTCTGTACTGCTCCAGCCTCAGCCTCAACAGTTACAACAGGTGCTACACCTGTACCGCCGCCCGCGCTAGTTACAAGTGAAGGCACATTGATAGACATACCGCTTGTTGGCAATACACCTTGTGAACATGCATCAATAGCAGGAGTGCCAAAACGAGTATTAGTTACAAACTCATTTAGGTATTGCTGAGGTGAAAATGCAGGGTTGGTAGAAAAAGAGTCATCCGCAGCTGTTACATAAAGACGTGAGTCTTCGCTACCAAGAGCAGCTTTAATCTTGTGCTCTGTGTATGTAGGCATTGAGATAATTGGTGTACGCACTCGCTGAGAGTCAAGTGCAGACGGACGGATAATCTTACGAGCGGCTTCGACTTTTTCAGCCTCGGCCGGTGCATCTACCGGAGTTTCCTCCGGTGTATTTTCTGGGGCTGTAGTCACAGCTTCCTCGCTTTCGGTTTCTGTTTCGGTCTCTACGATTGTCGTATTGATCGTTGTTACTTTTTCTTTTGTGCTAGTCGCAGCGATGAGCTCGGCCCGAGCCGCTGCAATATCAGTTACGGATGCGCTAGAAAAGGCAGCGCTTTCGACAAGCGATACCTCTTTGAGGACCGCAGCCGTTACTAACAGGTAATCACCCATAGGCTTAGAGGCCGTTACATCGACCCCTACGGATAAGCCGCTTACTAGGTTTTCCTGAGCGAGTACGAGCGCATCTTGTCCTCGAGTGCTACTCGAAAGCTTAAAAGATCCGTATACGCCTTCGGTAGAGTCGCTAAAACTAATAGCGCGACCTACTGGCTTATCCTGTTGATGCTGCATAAGTAATTTAATTTTTGTAGCTTCTCCATAAGTAATTGAGCCTCGCTCAAACATAACAGGCCCGGCGGATGTGTGTCCGATCTCGCCATATGGTGCAACGAGTCCCGATACGATCCGGCGCTCTGTGTCTGCAGCTTGTATTTCCTGACTAAACGTTAGTAGCACTTGCATCTCCTAGCGGTGTGAGTTGTTCCATTTGTCGAGCTTGATTAACATCGATGAGATTTAGAGTCAGCATCTTTTCGATAATGTCTAAACGCTCTTTTGCATCTACACGTAAAAATGAGTCGTCTACGGCGAAACGTACCTGATTAGATGAGTTTGTAATATCGTTCATAGATAAACGATCTTCAATAGCTGAGATGTACGGCTGTAATGAGTACGCGACAAACTCTTTACGACCATCGATAATGTTTTGATATGTCATAGAGTTATTCATATCTGCAGAGATGTAATACGCCGGTACGTTCATAGCGCGAGCAATTTCAGTAGCTAAGTACTGAGATGCTTCGTTATACATCATGTCTTTAGGACTAAAGCCGATATTTTCTACGGTCAAAGTGCTCGTCAAATACGCCGTACTACGCGAAGCACGACTAGCTTTCCATGCAGCTAGTAGACCTTGCACTTGAGTCTCAGGTAGATCAGCGCCGTTATTTTTTAATACTGTTGTGGCCATAGGTGTAGCAGCACTAACAGCGGCAGCTCTTTGTATATCGTATGCCGCCTTAATTGTTGTACCCGCTGTTTGTAATACACCAGGAATAAGAGATTGGAAAGTTACAAGAGATCCAATACCTGACATCGGTACAAGATTTCCATCTACAAAGTAATCTTTAATCTCTGTACCGTATTGATTAGTCGTGTATGTAACGCGGTTATTAGCTACCCACTCAAAACCGGATGGACGACCATCATCGGCGTACAGACTTGTCACACGCCAGTAGGCCACAGAGTAGAAAATTAAACTATCGACTGTAGCCGAAATAGTAACGCTACGAGGCTGACGTAGATCAGGTTGTTCTAACCAAATAGGGGAGCCGAGTTTTTCTCCTGTTGATTTTTTGTATAGTGCTAAATCAATAGATGAAATAACACCGGCAATAAGGTTTCTACAGCGGCTAACACTTGCGACCTGTAAAGCGAAATTACGATCAATACCTACGCCGTTATATCCGTATGCAGAGTTAGTATTAAATGATCCATATCCGTAAGTAGTATCCATTACGGCAGGTGCGTACTGAGCCTCGATAGTTGGCTTGTCAGCGCTCTTTAGTCCTAGAGTTTGCAGTAATCCCATGAGAGGGATAATCTCAAAAAGTCAAGCACAAAATCCGAAAAGTCTCGGCGTGTCTCTAGACGTAAACTTTAGCTTCGCCCATGGGTTGCGTAAGGATGTGGACGATAAAACTTAAATTTATAGCTATATCTACCGGCCCAGCGGATTTCCTGCGGATGATACGCCAAGAGCTATCAGACTCTTTAGCTGCGCAGTTAGCCATGTGCGAAACGAGCTCATCTTGGCCACTATGTACAAGCCGCTTATTAGCTAGAGCTTCGTAAAGATCGCCGGATGCTTGATAACCCTTTTGACCTGAGATGTCAGTTATCTGTATGCCGTTTACCTCGAGGCGCTTGGCTATCGAGGCCGTTGTGTACTTGTCATAACAGACCATACGCGGGTAGTAGACCTTGGCCCACTTAGCGATGGCATTAGCTACAAAGAGCTCATCGATAGATACGTCCGAGTGGAATATCTCAAGGACAGCTACGCCGATACGACCGTCCTCGAGGACTTGGCCCATGCACAGCGATCCATCCCTGCGGCTCGGACTAACATCAAAGGCAAAGATAGTAAGCGGCCCCACCGACAATTTTAGATCGCTATCAGCTGCATCCTCAACGGCCATGTGTGGCCAAGGGCTTTGCGTAGATGAGATCCATTGACAAAGCATCTCGGTCTTTGTGGTCTCTACTGTTTGAGTACTAACAGCCTCGGCTAAAACGCTTTCATCAAATAGGTACCCAAGGGCCGGATTGGAGTAGGCCCATCCTTCGCGGTCTGTAATGCTGCAAAACTGAGGGGCGCTGTATTCGTAAAAGCCGAAAGTCTCAGGAGGAAAGGACATAGCTCTTTCGCGTAGATCATTAAGCACCGTACTAAAGGCATCACCCGCGTTTGATGTGTACAGAGATTGACTATTGATTTTTGAGCGCGTAGTCGGAGTTGCGGCCTTAAAGGCCTCCTCTGAGATTTCACGGATTTCATCAATGTATAAAAAGGAGGCTGACCTGCCGCGGCTGCCGTCCCTAGTCGCAGCTACAACATCTAAGCGATTACCGTTTTTAAGCTCGATGCTCTCGGTGCCATTGGCATACCGGATCTGCCTTACCTGTTTACTCAGCTCACTCGATCCCTCGATTGCATAAGCCACTTGCCGAAAGGTGTCTAAAGCCATCGATCTATTAGAGCTCATAATCAGCACGTTAGGGGAGTCGAATAAAAACATGTGGCCCAGCATCATCATACGAGCGAGATGAGTTTTTCCCTGTTGCCTTGATGTTAAGCACAAATTAGAGCGC